ACGGGATTTACACAGTCTCCGACGTTATAACGGCTGACAACGTGTACAAGATTCTTGGCGTTGACATGGCTGTTAATGGCTCGACGGTTCGTCTAAAAAAGTTCTCATTCGCAGAACGAAATATGTACGATAGCAATGTTTCGACTTTGTATGGCTTCGAGAACCATCGATGGCACTACCAGGGTGCGACTATCCGAATTATCCCATCGAACGCATCAAACAATGCCATTACGGTTTGGTATATCCCCGAAACGCCTCTTCTTGAGAATGATACCGGCACTGGGGGCACAGTAGAAGCTGTCTACAACCGAGGGTGGGAAGAGTACATTGTCATCTATGCGGCCCGAAAAGCGCTTCTCAAAGAAGAGTCGAATACCAACAAGCTTGACGATGAACTACTAATGCTTGGAGCTTCTATCCAAGCTTTCGCTGCTAATAGAGAAGCCGGAGAATCCAGTCGGATTGTAGACGTTACTCGGGGGACTCTCTCCGATAAATCACACTTGCACTATTAGGGGGAACAATGGCTATCCCGCCAAGAGATCAAACCCCACGTGAAGTCCTAAATCGAGCGCAGGCTGCTGAAGTCGAAGAGATCGCTAATCGAGCGGCGAATGAGGCGGTAGCTAAAAGTAGGGGTGGGCGATTCGGCCAAGACCCTTTGCGCAGTGGTTCTGAAATGATGCGCCTAGCTAAGGCAAAGAAGGGCGATTTCAACTATTCCGACCAGGATATTACCGACCTTTTCGCCACCCTTAAAGACCTCCCAATTATCAATGGCTCCCTTCTGGAAGAGGTGGCGCTTATCTCTGGGGATACGACGCTAGACCATGGGCTTGGGAGAGAGCTTTTGGGGTGGATAGTGGTTGGCCAGTCGGCAAGCGCTGCCATTTATGATAAACAAGGTACAAACAGCGACTCCGGTAGAACGCTAATTCTTAATTCGTCGGCGGTGGCGACAGTAAACCTCTGGGTATTCTAATGGCACGTAAACGACATCCTGGCCTTGATAAGAAGATATTTGCGCTAGACTTCAAAGGCGGCTTAAACCAGTTGGTCGCAGACCACTCTCTTGACGCGGGTCACCTTTTACAGGCCGAGAATGTGGTCTTTGATAATCATGGGTCATTGAGTAAGCGAGCCGGTCACGATGACTTGTCGAATACTGTTGTTGGTGGCGGGACACAGACAAGCTTGTCTGACGGTGTTCAGATCCTCAAGTACAAGAACGGTGTTATCGGCATTGACGACAAGAAAGCGTTTCGGCGTGTCCACGGGGGGGATTGGTTAGCCGGTGAGGAGATTGTAGACTGTCGGTTTGACCAGCAGGGAACTGCTAACGCTCGGAATATGAGCCAGTCCAACGCGCAAATAGTGACTCTTAATAATCGCGTTTTTACGGCATGGTCTGAGCATAATGTTAGGGATGGTGGGGCTCTACTAACGACAAAAATCTATCTAACTGTTCGGGATGGGACAACGGATGCCATTCTTCTAAACCGCCATGAGGTACGCTCAGTCGATGTTGACTTTTTAGCGACTGCCCCTTCTTACCGGATCCCGCGAGTACAGCTAACGTATGGCGGCGACTACGTTGCTGTTGTGTGGGCTGAGAGTGCCGAAATAAAGGCCGTCACTATTGATTCTACAGCGGCGGTGATTGCCGGTACCTCTGCCATGTTTCAATTAGGTAGCAATGCCCTTCATGCTGATAATTGGGTATTTACGATTGCCCATATTAACCATAGCGGGGCGTCTGACCGTATCTGCTGGATACAGACAACTGCGGCCGCTACTGTAGTCGAGGTGCAGCATGCTGTTCTTGGGGATGGCTCATTTACTTATAAATCGAGTGTGCTTTTAACACTTACGCTCCCCTGGAACTACGGTGTTGGGACTGACCACGTATGGAATGGCCTTGCATTGCAGACTGTGGACTCTGACAACCTTATTGTCATCGGGTATACTGTTGGGACTGATGTAAAGGTTACTACCCTCTTAACGGGGGATACGTCACTTACGACTATTGGTGGTTTAACCAATGCCACTGTGATGGCGGGGCACCTCATTAATCTAAGCGTTGTCGCGGATCCAGTGACTGCTGACCTACTTCGTTGTACCGCTACAGTAATTACTACTACGCTGACAAAGGGGTATAGCCACGTTCACGCACAGCCCCATGCTCTCGTTATGTTTGCTATAAACCATAGCGGAACTCCAGCTTTACTCGGTGGTGGTACTGACTCTGTTGTTGAGGTTGCTCAGTATGTGTCTCTCCATACTGACCTCTTTGTGGAGAATAACCAAATCTACGGTGTTGTTGCTCAGGCGTTTCGTCCTGCGGGTACCGGGGCTTACGGCACTACCGATTATAAGTGGGGTAATTCAAGGAACATCCTTATCCAGTTTGACTTCACGTATGATGACAGTGACGACGAGCCAGCGTACCGACTTCTCCCTATGGCGGCGGGCAATTGGGGTGCGGGTGCGATTAATTATGCAGTTGACTACAATCTGTGTGCGTATAACGCGCCTACAGAAACTGCCTTAACTGGTACCGCTACATCCACTGCTACGAGCGTTGTTCTTGCTGGTTCTGGATCTCTCTTTCTTAGCGAAGTTGCCCCTGGTGACGTAATCCATGTGAACACTGAAAAGCGTACAGTGCTCAGTGTTACAACTAATCTCTCGCTTGTCGTTACTGAAGCATTCGCTATTTCTGGGGCTGACGCCACTCCTACAATAGACGCCACCCCGGATACAGACAGTTCTAACCCCGCAAAGCGCCAAATGTACTCTGTTCAGCGGGTACAGAGCCTTGGCAGTGGGCAGTACCGATACGGGTCAAGCCAATGGGCGGGCGAGTGGGTTACCGGGTCTTCCCCCCATAACACTGCTGAAACGAATCTTAACTTCGCGCCTGACCGCTACTTCCCTTCGATTGAAGCACGGGATGCTCTTTATCTAGGCGGTGGCTTTTTGTGGGAGTACTCAGGCGACCGTTTTAAGGAACACGGGTTCTTTACCGGAACTGAGATTGTCAGTGTCCATGCTCGAAAAAATGGCAACTTATCTGCGGGAATTTATCATTTCATTGTAATTCTTGAGTGGACTGCGCCTAATGGGGATGTCCACCGTTCGGCCCCATCTGAGATGTCTGAGCCACTAAACGCGTCATCAGGGGATTCGTATAGTTTGCTTATCCATACTCCGCAGTTTAGCTATAAGAACCCTAGCTTTGGCCTCCCCAATACTAAAGTGGTCGTATACCGAACGACTGCCGGTCAGAGTATCTTCTCGCGTGACGTAGTCAGTGACCTTGATACTAGTAGCTGGATTAAGAACATCACGTATCCGGGCTCAACAGATGATGAGCTAATGACGTATGAGCGGATCTACACTAGTGGGAACCGCTACGCGAATATTACGCCCCCTTCCGTAGTTGACCTTGCCTTTCATGGTGGCCGGGTAATGGCGGCGACTACCGACCGCGATGTTTGGTTTACAAAGCCGCATCGAGTGGGGATCGCCCCTGAGTTCAGCGATGTAAACACGATTTCTCCTTTGGATAGGGCAGACGAGATTACCGCGATTGCGTCTAATATGGAGTCGCTTGTTATCTTTACGGAGAATAACGGATACTACGTTGCGGGGAGTGGCCCTAATGAGAACGGAACTGCCGGGGCTTTTTCTGAACCCCGCTTATTCTCTTCTGGTATAGGGGTGACTAGCGGTTCTCCCCACCTCACCTTCCCTGACGGCATTCTAGTTATATCGAATGGCTCTTTGTACGTAGTTGGCCGCAATCTGTCGCTCACTTACATTGGTGGTGCTGTAAAGAACCTTGAGCCGCTTGATGTAAAGGCAATGCTTCTCCGCGATGACCGAAAAGAGATTGAGATTGTTCTAAAGGGGGCAGGTGGCAAGCTTGAAATTCTAAAGTTCAACACGCTCTACCAGCAGCTTACGACTGTTTACGATGGCCAAATTGAGGGGTACGCGGCTGGTGCAGTGCTGGTGGGTAACGCGCCTCACTACTTGGCTACAAATGGGGTTGAGTTAGTCGAGAACACTGACTTTATTGACGACACTGACCAAGATACCATCCCTG